ATCTCGGAGACATATCTTTCTACGATGACACAGGCACATCAGAAAACATGGTATGGGATGCTAGTGCTGATACTCTAAATTTTGTAGATAATGCAAAAATTAAACTAGGTAGTGGAAATGATTTATCTATGTACCATGATGGTACAAACACTAGCTTTAATAACTTTAGAGGTGACTTTTTATTAAGACAATACACAGACGATGCAGATGTTCTTATACAGTCAGATAATGGTAGTGGTGGCATAACAACTTACTTCAGAGCAGATGGTTCTACAGGAGAAGCAAAACTATATAACTATGGTACTTTAAAATTAACAACTGTAAGTGACGGCATAGACGTAACAGGAACAGTTACAAGTGATGGGCTTACTGTAAATTCAGGCGCAACAGATACAGTTGCAACTTTCCAAAGCTCAGACCAATTTGCAGATATTAAATTACAAGATTCAGGTGGTTCTTCATTTATAAGACAATCAAATGGTTCTCTTATATTTGAAGCAGATAGAGATAATGCAGTAAGTGGCTCGGCTCTTGTATTTCAGATAGATGGAAGTAATGTTGCTAGGTTTACTTCTGATGGAAGATTAGGTATAGGTACAACTTCACCAACTGCACCGCTTTCAATAGGTAGTACAGGTTCAGTTGGTGCTATTTCCAATAATTATCAAATAGCTACTTCTAT